ATGAGGTACACGACAAATCAAGAAAGTATGGGTTGAATGTTCCTGTAGGTACTTGGATGGGTGCTGTTAAAGTAAACAACGATGAGATATGGAACAACTTTGTTAAAACAGGCAAGGTTAAAGGGTTTTCAATAGAGGGTTACTTTGCAGACAAAATGGAAAGACCTAAAGAGCCTGTAAATGACTTCGAAGAAGAAGAAGCAGAAGAGATGTTGTCTTACATAAGATCTATAGTAAGAGAGGACAAGCGTTTAAAGGGTGGTAAGAGACGAGAACTCGAAGCATATAGCGATTACCCTGACGGAGTAAAAAACAACGCTAAGAGAGGTATAGAGCTAAACGGAAAAGTAAACAACAAATGTGCTACACAAGTAGGTAAGATACGAGCTAAACAATTAGCAGCAGGAAAACCTATCTCAAAAGAAACAATAAAAAGAATGTACTCTTTTTTAAGTAGAGCTGAAGAATATTACGATGAGGGCGACTCTAAGGCTTGTGGTACTATCTCTTATTTACTTTGGGGTGGCAAAGCAGGTTTACGATGGTCAGAATCAAAACTAAAAGAATTAGGCGAAATAGAATTAGCATCTATGGTAGTAAATGAGGAGTTTGCTATTATTGATGATCGGTTAGCATACGCATCTAAAGAAAAAGCTGAAGAGATGGCAAAGAACATAGGATGCGAGGGAATGCACGAACACGAGTTCGAGGGTAAGACTTGGTATATGCCTTGTGAGTTTCACATCAAAGAAGAAATGAAAAAATGTCCTAAAGGTTTTAAAAAAGTATATGGCAAATGTGTAAAGATGGCTGAAGTAGGAGAAAGAGGTGGAATCAAGAAATCTCCAAAAGCACCAAAGTCTGGTACACCAAATAAAAACCCAAAAGGTAAAGGTACAGCAAAAGGCGATGCCTCAACAACAAGAGGAGCTAAAGTATCTAAAGAAGATGAGGCTACGTTAAAAAATAAGTCAGATGACTTTAACGAAAGATACAAAGGTAAATTAGGTTATGGTGTAAATGTAGGAATGCTTAAGGCTGTATTTCAAAGAGGTTTAGGAGCTTTTAATACTTCGCATAGTCCAAGAGTAAAAAGTGCCTCACAATGGAGTTTTGCAAGAGTAAATGCTTTTTTATACTTAGTAAAGAATGGTAGACCACAGAATCCTAAATACACAGGAGACTATGATCTGTTACCAAAAGGACATCCAAAGAAACCATAATGCCAAGAAAAGTAGTAAGTGTATATATAAAACCAAAACGTAAATCACACCCACACAGCAAGAATGCCAGTGTAGGACAAAACGGATACAAAAAACAATACAGAGGACAAGGAAGATGAAAAAATTTGAAACACCAAGTAAGACAAGTCCAAGAGGAGGGCGTAGAGGTTGTTTATGTAAAGATGAAACCTATTCAGTAAAGTGCTGTAAGGGTAATATAATAAATCAAGGAATCGGTAAAATATAAAAATGCAAATATAAATTTTAACACGTTATAGTAATATGAAATCAACAGAAATCTTAAACAAAATCAAGACTTACTTAGGAGAAGAAGTCAAAGAAGAATCTCCAAAGGAAGCATTAGAGTTAGCACAGCTAAAACTCGAAAACGGAACAGTATTAGAAGCAGATGCTTTTGAATCAGGAAACGAAATCTTTATTCTTACAGAAGATGAAAAGGTAGCAGTACCACAAGGCGAATACCTTATGGAAGATGGAAGAATGTTAGTAGTAGAAGAAGAGGGAGTTATTGCAGAGATCAAAGCTGCTGAAGAAAAAGAAGAAGTAGAGCAGGAAGAAGAAGAAGAGAAAGAAGAAATGCAATATGTTCGCAAAGAAGAATTTGAATCAGCCGTTGAGGAAATCAAAGGTATGATCAAAGAGCTAAAGGATGAAAAAGAGAAAAAAGAAGAAATGGCAGAAGAAGTTAAGGAAGAGCTTAGCTCAACACCTGCTGTCGAGCCTATCTCACACAATCCAGAAGCTAAAGAAGAATTTAAAGTAAGATTCGGAAACAACAGAAAAGAAACTGCTTTAGACAGAGTAATGAAAAAATTAACCAATAATTAAAATTAAGAAAAATGCCAAATCCAACAATTACAAGTAGTAGTTATTCGGGGCAATTCGCTTCTAAATATTTAGCCGCTTCATTATTATC